GAGTGTAGATGCTGCTTACGATAAAAATAGTATACTAGATCAACAAATTATTGAAGATCTAGAATTTCGTGCTGTTATAGAACAATGGCAACCTCGTTATCTTGAAAAAATAGGATATGTTCCATCGTTAAAAAAATTTACTAATCCTAAAGTAAATAGATATCAACCCGGTGGACATATGAGGCAGCATGTAGATCATATTCACTCTATCTTTGATGGAGAACTAAAAGGTATTCCTATTATGACTACGGTAGGATTACTGAATGACGATTTTGAAGGAGGGGAATTTTGTCTATGGGATGAATATATACCAGACTTAAAAAAGGGTGATATATTAGCATTTCCTAGTGTATTTTTGTACCCACATCAGGTTAAAGAAGTAACAAAAGGAATACGGTATTCGTGGATATCTTGGTGGTACTAATGGTATAAATACATTGAGGAATAAGCGTCAACCATAGGCTAGCAGTAATTATGGCTCTAACAAGACTTGATAATCTTTACTCAAGTAAGACTGGTAAATATCTTTATGTTTCCCCTGATGATTTTAACGCCACTGATGAGTTAGATAACAGAGGAAACTCACCATTACGTCCGTTTAAGACAATCCAACGTGCTTTTATTGAAGTAGCACGTTTCTCTTATCTACCTGGACCTGATAATGATAGATTTGACCAGTTCAGCATTATGCTGATGCCTGGTGATCACTATATTGACAACCGTCCTGGTTTAGTAGAGATTGATAGAGCAGGAAGACAGAGATATTACGACGCTAGAAATCTAATTACTGCTAATCGTCAAGAAATCATTGACAGAGCTTTTGCTGAAATTGCTATTGAGTATGATGAAGTTGCTTGGGGTACTGATTGGGTAGTTCCTGGAGATGATCCTGCTAGTTCTAAAGCAAGAAATTACGATGCTTATCGCTTAATCCAAAAGAACCGTCAAGAGATTATTGATCGTTCTATTGCTGAAATCTCTTTCCTTGGTCCTAACGAAGAATTTTACTTCCCAGAAGATCCAGCAGAAACAGAAGTATCACGTTACAAAGATGCTTATCGCCTAATCAAAAATAACCAAGCACTTATTGTTGATGACTCCTGGAATGTAGCAGTTGCTGCTTTCCCTGCTATTGCTACTACAGAGACTAAGTGTAAGCGTGACTTAGGATACTTTATCGAAGCTATTGCTCTAGACGTATTTACTGGTGGTAACGTTTATTCTAGACAGTTTGTACTACAGTATTTTGATGGTGCCGGAGTTCCTATCACTAACGGTATCAATGATCCTACCGAAGAAGCAGCATCTATCCTTGCTTTCGAGACAGCAAGAGACTTCTTACAACAAGCAGTAGCTAACAACTACAACTCTCCATCACTTCCTGGAACAGAATATAGAGACAATGATATTCTAGAAGGTGAGTCTGTATATGGAGATGGAAATGGTGATGTTAGCAGAAATGACCCAACTGCTTGTTTTGACGTACAAACAACGATTGCTAACCTAACTACAACAATCACCGTACCTTTAGATGAGCAATCACTAACCAACCTAGCACCTGAGGTTGTTGGTGTACCTCCAGCTGGCGAAGCAAAGTGTAAGCGTGACCTAGGATTCATCATTGATTATGTCTCCCTAGACGTTGTTCAGGGTGGTGGTAACGAGTACACCCGTAAGGTGATGCAAAATTACTTCAACTCAGAAGGAACTGATTGGGTTGATGATGGACTACAGGGCGAGACTGTGGAATCTCTTATTGCTTTCAATAAAGCAAGAGATGTGATGATTCAGGCAATGACGAATCAACTTTATTATAAGGATCCAACTGTTACAGATAGTGGTGACGATGGAGATCCTTTATACACTATTAATGATTGTGCTGATATCAACACTCTAATTGTAAACCTATTCCAGATTGTTATTGATAGTGTAAATAACGAGAATCTATCTGCTCTACCAGCAGAAGATTTAGCTGCTGATGATCCTGGTGAGGGAAAGTGTAAGCGTGACATCGGATATATTGTAGATGCCGTTGCTGCTGACTTAGCAAATGGTGGTAACTCTCAGTCTATTGCTGCTGCTAAAGCATACTTTGATGCTCAAGGTAATCTAATTGTCAATGGTGTAGAAGGAGAAGAAGCACAGTCTGTTGTCGCCTTCAACCGTGCTGTTATTGAAATGCAAAAGGCAGTAACTAATCAGTTACTTTCTAAAGATTTAACACTACTTGCTGGTCCTGCTGACTTTAATGTAGAAGGTCCAGTAATTCCAGTATTGCCATCAGGAAACGCTGCTTCCTGTGTAGATGTACAGTCAACGATTGCCGACTTGACATCTATTGTCACAGACACTCTAATTGCTGGAAACTTATCGGGAGTCAACAGTCTACCTATTACTGGTGATGTACCTATTTTCAACTACAACCAGACGTTAGAGGAGTGGAATGATAACACTATTCTCGATCTCTCCAACCCTGATAACGCTCTTTATAAGTTTAACGCTAGTACAGGCGGTGCTATCGTCCCTAGGGGTTGTTCTCTTATTGGTTATGACCTACGTAGAACTATAGTCAGACCACTATATGTTCCCGATCCTGTTGATGCTACACAGGAAAGAACTTCTATCTTTAACCTAACTGGTGGTTGTTATCTATGGCAGTTCACTATTAAAGATGGTGATCTATCTAGCAACTCTCCTCTATATGACCCAGCAGATAGAGTTGGTAAGGTATACTATCAGAAGGGTAACAGCACAGCACTTATCACTCCTGAGTATTCTCACCATAAGATTACTATCATGGAGTATGCTGACGAGACAGATCTCGATCAGTATTACGAAAAGGTTGGTAGATCATTCTCTCTATATCAACCTACTATTGATGATGGTGATCTCGAAGCATTGGTTCAGGAAAACAGAATTGTTGGACCTCTATCTGATACGAGAAACATTATCAACATCAGACTTGAAGATAATCCTGATGTAACCAAGACAACTGTTGTTGTAACTACCAAGATTGCTCACGGTTACTTTAGAGATCAGTATGTTGCCATTATCGACAACGGATTAAATGATCTACTAAATGGTACATTCAAGGTAACGGAACTAGACGACGAAAATCCAAGAATCTTTAAATATGAAGTCAATACTACAGAACTAGTTCTAGGTCTTGATATCAATGCTCAGGGATATGATCCAAACACTGTTCCTGCTCTAAATGTTGCTGCTAGGGTACAGGCAGAGATTGACTCTGTTGAGTCTGCTTCTCCATATGTCTTTAACTGCTCCATCAGATCTACCTGGGGTCAGTGTGGTATGTGGGCAGATGGATCCAAGGCAACTGGATTCAAGTCGATGGTTGTTGCCCAGTATACTGGCGTTTCGCTCCAAAGAGACGATAGAGCATACATCCGCTACGATGAGTTCACAAACACTTGGAATCAAGCATCTATTTCTGATGCCTTCGCTACAGAACCATATCACACCAGAGGTGATGCTTACTGGAAGGATGACTGGAGAAACTTCCACATCCGTGCTTCTGATGATGCTTTCATCCAGTGTGTATCGGTCTTCGCTGTTGGATTCTTCGATCACTTCCTAATGGAAAGTGGTGGTGACATGTCGATCACCAACTCGAACTCTAACTTCGGTAATACATCACTACACGCTATTGGTTTCAAAGGATTTGCCTTTAACCAAGATAAGGGTGGATATATTACTGATATTATTCCAACTCAAATTGTTGACGATTCGGCATTCAATGAGCAGGAACTTAAGTATTATTCTTTAGATGCTCAGAAGACTAAAGATACTTCTAATATTAATGGTAGACTATACTACGGAAGTGATGATGTCTATGATCCTTTCACAAGACCAGCAGTTTCTATTGACGGATTTAGACTTGGTGCTAAGACAGGAGATAAAGTTTTCCTAGATCTTAAGAGCACAACTGGAACAACAGAAGAATATGAAGCAATAGTTGAACCAACTGGATTCTTAAGATATACAGTATCTCTAGATACTTTAAATCCTGATGGATTGACTATTGATAACTATGCTCAGGATGCTTCTAACTCTATTGAAAGAAACACCACATACATCCAACAGGAAGCATATGGTTACATCACAGAAAAATATCCATATCTCTTAACTAAGCCTGGTATTGAGATCGGCAAGTGTGAAAGAGACATTGGATATTTCGTTGATGCTGTTGTACAAGACTTGAGAGTTGGTGGCAACATTCAAACAGTTCAGGCAGCGGAAGCTTATTTTGTAAGTGGAGCACTAACATACATTCCTGGAGAACTAAACGAAACTGTAGAAACTCTAGAGTACGTTAAGAATCTCTGTATTGCTGCTATGAGAAACTTTGACTATCTCATTAGAGATTGTCAAACAAATCTTGGATCTGCTATTGTTGATGTCGGTGATACCGCTGGATTGATTATTGGTATGGAAGTAGTTCAGTATGACTACGTTCCTGGAAACTTTGAAAATGGTAGACTACTTCCTGGTGCTACACCAACTGCTATCAACCCAGCAATTCCAGCAGGCACATACATCAAGAGAATCGTTGATGATACTAGAATTGAACTTGGTCAGGTAGGATCTAGATTAGATATCGGTAACACTGTAGTTGCTCTAAACACCAACTCTGTATACCTATACTTCTCCTTACCACAAACAGGCACACCACTTGACGATGATGATGTTCTTGATGGTGTATGGGCAGCAGAGAATCCTGTAAGAGATAGTTCTATCATTCAGGATGATGAAGGTGGTAATCCACCTAACCCATGGGCAGGAGATCAAGGATATCCAGAGTGTGTCAACATTGCTAGTACGATTGAAACATATTTTGATGACATTAACATTATCCTTAATAGTGGAGTTCAAGCAATTAGCGATAGAGAGACATCTCTTGCTACCCTAATCCTTGCTAACAAAGAACTTATTGCCGAAGAAGCATTAGATAGAGCAAAGTTCTCTTTTGCTGGTCTAGTTCTTCAAGATCAAGCAAACACACTTGAGCAAGTTAGACAGACTATTGATGCTTATGCTTTCAATGTTCAGTATGGTGCTAACTCCAGTGTTTATGATCGTGGTATCTACTATGTTGCTAACCCATCTGTAACTGACGGAGAAGAAGCATTTAATAGACTCTTCTATGATGAAGTATTCAACATCATTGATCAGGTAATTCGTAACACTGTAGTTGTTATTGCTGGTGATCATGGACTACAGCAAGTATTTGATAGTGAACTAGTTGGAGACCTTTCTGGTCTTCCTGGCGATATTGATCCATCTGACTTCTTGGATATTACTGCTCAGGTTCAAGGATTTACTGATCTAATTAAGGATGCTATTGGTGATGCTGGTGTTCCTGGTGACCTTTCTGCTTATACCAGAACAGAGCCTGTTGTTGGTGCTTCGGTATTAAGAGTAGAACCAACACTCAATACTGCTAACCTTGCCACCAGAGCAACAATCTTTACAGTCAACACTGGTGGTGGAGTATCCGATCCACATAACTTCGAAACTGGTACTCCAGTTAGACTTATTCCTAAGGCAAAGGAAGGTACAAATCCTGATAAGAGAGTTATTCGCTTACCAAGAGGATTCGAAACTAACACCGTATATTACGTCATTGCTCCTGGTAGATCTACTCAACCAGAAAATTACGGTGATGCCACAACATATCCTGGTATCTTCGAACCTTCGTCTCAGACCAAGTTAATGCTTGCTAGGACAAAGGATAATGCTGCTGCTGGTATCTACATCTATTCATCTGAGACAGATAGCGTAGATCCAGAAGTTGAAATCGAACTACAGCAGTATGTACTAGATGTAAGATTTGATCTACACCAGTATCTAACCAATGAAGTTCCTGGTCAAAACGATGTACTTCAAACAGATGTACCACACGTATTTGATGTTCCTGGATCTGTAGCTACAGTCCATAAGATCTTCTTCAGAACGTTTGGTAGTAACTCTACACTACCACAGTTAACAAGTACAGGAGCAGAAGTTGATCCTAATACGTATTACTATGCTAGGTTTGTAACACCTAAGACGTTCTCGGTATTCTTGACCGAAGCAGAGGCAATCGCTGGTGCTACACCACAAATTTTTGCCAACGGTTTTGGTGAAAACTTCTATGTATTCTCCGATAAGAGAAGATCTCCAGTTAAGTTTGATGCTGAGGTAGTAGCACCAGACACAACAACTGGTCAGTGGTATATTAAGACTATTCCTGATCCTCTAAACACATTAGTAGAGGCACCTTCTGCTGGTAATATTATTACTAGACTACAAGAACTTGGTGTTACTCTAACTGACGCTAGAACTAAGAACACATTCTACAGAAGACTTAAGGACGAAAGACCTAAAGAGGATACGGTATACAGACTACGTTATGTTATCCCACGTTATGCTACAGGCGTTCGTGATCCTCTCAATGGATTTGTTATTAAGGCAAGAACAGACGAAACTAGAAAACTACTACCACAGAGAATTCTTCTACAGAACATTGCTTCTGGAGATCCTGTTGCTACATTTAACGTTCCATTTGATACAGGTGGAGGAACTATCCAGCAGAAACTAGGTCTACCTTTAGGAGATCCTGGTCTGGATCCTAACTTTGATTATGATCCATATGATACAACACAAACAAAGACTATCGATAGTGATAGAACAGATTCTAAGATTGGATTTAGCATTCTATCTGCTAGACAGATTGATACCGGTGGTGTAGGTGATCCTAACGATCTAAGACTTGAACTAACCGTATTTAACCATGCTATTACAAACCAAGCTCTAAGAAACGAAAAGTTTGTTGTTGTAAAAATTAACGCTCCACAAGGCGGATCATTTAGAGTTGATGCCCTAGAAGCAAATAACCTAAACAGAATCACCTGGAGTGGATACTCTAAGGGTGCTGGATATCTACAGGGATATTTCAGTCCAACTGGCACAAGTGATCACTATCTAATCATTAAGGCGATTGAGTCTAGTGAGCCTATCGAGTATAGTGCTTTCAATGATACTGTATTTGCTCAACCAGTTCTCGATGGTGATAATGATCCTATCTTCGATATCAACAATAACCCAGTTAACATCTTTGCTACTTTACAAGCAAAACCAAACAGTGCTGGTAACGAAGAACTAAGTAAGTCTGCTAAAGAAGATTACTTATACAGTGACAAGAATGCCAATATCCTTACGATGGTTCCTGGTGACGTTATCGAAGATGATACATCTACAGATTATGAAATTCTTTCTGTAGAAGATGTTGGAGATTTTGAAGATTCCTTCTACATCTTTGATATTGATGAGATTCAAAGACGTATTCCTAACCAGCAAGAAGGTATTTACTACTTAACGTGCTTACGTGGTAATATTTCTCCATTCCCAACTGGTCCTGGTGTTGGTGAAAACTTCAGAAACTTCAAGTTCTCTCAACCAATTTCTCAGTTATACCCACTAAGTTTTATCAATGATCCACTATGGTTCCAGGTAAGACCAGATGGTACAAGAGATACTAGCATTATTGATCCACCTCCAACTATTTGTGCTGCCGACAACTATGTACATGGTTTAGTTACTACTAACGAAACTAAGAACAGTGAAACTAAAGAAGCAATTCTGGATCTAATCAGCAACCCTGCTCTATCTAGATACGAGTATACCAATACCACTATTGAAGCTCAATCTGGTAATGCTAGTGCTGGTTCTGAAGATCGTAGAATCTCGATCTCTGGTGACTCTATCTATCCTACAGAGAAGAGACTCTTTGTTGAACTTCGCCGTCCATCTATTGCTAGATCTGGTAACCATACGTTTGAATATCTAGGATTTGGTCCTGGTAACTACTCTACTGGTTTCCCACTTAGACAGGAAGTTGTTCTATCTGATGTTCAAGACTTCTATGCTCAGTCTAAGAAGGAAGATGCCGGTATTGTATTCTACACTGGTCTAAACTCCAACGGTGATCTTTACATCGGTAATAAAAAGATCAACGCTATCACTGGCGAAGAAACCTTCCTAGAGAGTGCTCAAGTTAGAGCTACAGAGGAGGAAGATGGAGATCTTGGTGGTCTAGTAACGACGTTCGAACTACCTGTTGTATTTGAAAGAGACATCACAGTTGACGGTGATGCTAACTTCAATAACCCAGTAACAATCAACGTTGAACCTGCTGAACCTTCTGCTCTAACCATTGTATCGAACATTGATTTCAATACAGGTGGAGATCAGACATTAGACTTTAGTTCTTTTGTGTTCAGTGATATTCCTTCGAATGGTAACATCGTTCTTACTCAGAACAATATTTACTCTGCTATCTTCACTCTAAACCCAAGAGGAAATACTTCATTCAGTGGACAAAATTACAGTGTTAGAACACATGTAAACCAACTTATTGGTAATATTCCTACAAATCACACACCAAATCAGAATCTAACAACTGTTGGATTCCCAGTCACTTTTGGTAGTAATGATCCTAAGTCTGGAGATATTCTTCTACGTGGTGCTGAAGTAGGCAAGACTGGATCTATTGGTTGGATTTACAGCAACTTCTACGATGATATTACAACTGGATTGTTTACAATTCAAGCGTTCAATACAAATACAGTAGAAATTAAGACTCAACCCGGAACCTCTCCTATTGATCTTAACATCTTTGAAGGTAGTAACATTAGATTTACCGGATTTACTGGTAGACTAGAACCTCTCAACGGTGTAAGACCTGCTGAGAACGTTGCTGTTGACGGTTTTGAGATCACAGTTCCATTTACTCCTATTACTCCTGGACTCAACGAACCAACACTTTTCGTTACTTTAGATCCTGGATATCAGATAGAAGTTTCTATCGATAGATGGAAGGAATTTGGATTGCTAGGTGTCGAGGCAGTCAGAACAACAACAGAAGATTATGGTGACTTCAGATTTGGTGTTAACACACTAGCAAGAGCTGATCACGGTGTTGATGGTGATCAGGAAGAAGGTTTTGTTTCTGATGCTGTAGCACCAAGAGCTAACCTAGATGTTGTTGGTACTGCTTGGATTAGTGGTAAAACTCTACAGATTGGTGGAGTCAATAATGCTAATAACAACTTCCTAAACAACCCACTATTGGCTGACAGAACATTTGATGTTGTTGATCACGCCTTCTTAGTTGGTGGTGATAGCGAAACACCAAGCAACAATGCTACATTTAGAATTTCTACTTCTAATAGTGGAAGAGTTGGTATCAATACAGACTTCAGTCAATTAGATAGAACATTTACTGTTGAGGGTGACGCTAGAGTTTCTGGTCCTGTACTATTTGAAGATGATCTATCTGTAAATGGATCTACATTAGATACAACGTCTCAGATCTTTAACTTACTATCTGGTTCTCCTACCAATCCAAATCCAACTAATGTAAACTTTGCTGATCGTGCCGAAGAACTAAGCATTGCTAATGTTACTACGGCAGAGCAAGAAATCAACATTGGTAATCTTGCCGTTGGTCAAGTATTTAACATTGGTGTAAGTTCCCAGGAGACTTCGTTCAATGTACATACTAATTCTGACAAGTCTCGGATCAAACTAGGAACAGTAGACAACGATGATGAGTCGCTTGTCAGTGTTGTTGAAGTTGGTGGTGCTTATGCTAATCTTTCTGACGACCTACTTGAAGGTTCTATCTTTAAAGTCTACAACAGAAATTCTTACTTTGATGGTGATCTTCGTGTTGGTCAGGCACTATCTATTGGTACTGGTATTGCTAGACTACAAAGTAATGCTAGAGTATTCAACCTACTAACAACTACCACATCTACAATTAACTTCGGACTAGCATCTTCCGAAACTAATATCGGTGCTTTGGGTGGTACTACTAACGTTAACAACTCGTTAAATGTCTTCAATGACTCTAACTTGTTCGGTGATGTAGTTCTATCTGGTGGTCTAAATGCTGGTGAGTTTGAGATTAGAAGAGGATCATTTGGTACTCCAATCACTACTCATGCTATTGGCGATGATGAAACAAACTTCAACATTGACCTATACAGAGCAACACCTATCACAATTCTTCTAGATACTGAAGGTGCTTCGATATGGGGTGATGCCACATTTAAGGACACTACTCCTGAATTTATTAATGATCCTTCTGTCTATCGTTTGGTTATTAACCAAGTAGCATCTAACCTTGAGTTTGAAGTTGGATCTTACGTCTTAATTGATAGATCAGTTCAAGTTTTTGGTCAAAATACCACTGCTTCTCCTGTTGGTGAGCAATATAGCGAACTTCTAGAAGTTATTGGTATCATCAACCTATCTGATGTTGGTTCTGATCCACTAGAACTTAGAGTAAGACGTGCCAGAAACCAACTAGATCCAACAGCATCTGCTGACGGATTTATGTTTGCTGGTCCGGATGTTGATGGACAAGCTGCTCCTTACCGTTACCTAAGAACAGATCACCCAGACAATGCTGTTCTTATTAGATATGATCTTAACAGACGTGTAAGTTTTGTTCGTCAACCTCTATCTGCTGTTACTGGTCTAGATGCTATTGCTACTGGTGATTTCAGTGGTGCTGTTAACATTGGAGACTTCTTCAGATTAAGTTCTGATGAAAATGGAAACCTAGGAGAACTTACATCGATCACTCAGTTGTTAACCACATCTGAGCAATCATTCACAGTTACTGATGGTGGTGTCCCTGCTCTAATTGCTTTCCAAGTTGATTCTATTAGTGGAAATACATACATCAACGGTAAATTAACGGTACAGAAGAGCATCTGTCTAGAGGGTTCAACAACAAACAATGATGAGAGATTAGTTGTTACTAACGGAACTGTTGGTAATCCAAATACTTCTCTTGCTGTTGGATTTGTTGTCACTAACTTTACTGGTGGTGGATCTGTAGGTGGTGAATTAACTTATGAAGATGTTCCTGCTTTCCAAGATTCTACAGCAACATTTGATGTACTAAGAGATTCTGGTGGTAATGTTTCTAGCATTATTGTTACAGGTGGCGGAACTGGATTAGTTGATGGTCAACTACTAACTCTACTTGCTGCTAACACTGGTGGAGCTCCAGGTACAGACATCCAGATTACAGTTAGTGCTGAAGATCTAGGAAACGATAGAGAGAAATTTATCGTTGATAGTTCTACTGGAACAACTTCTATTCGTGGAGATCTAAAGATCGGTACTCTAGCGTTTGATAGATTCATTACTGAGGGTGCTACCGGAAATACTACGATTACTGGTGGTAACTTCGTCATGGAGAATGACTCTGGTGATCAACAGTTAATTGCTCAGAACAGTTCTGGTAATCTAACTATTGCTGGTGTAATTAGAACTCAAGGAACTGGAGAAAATATTCTTGCTGGTGACCTTGTTGTTCGAGGTGGAGACTTTAGATTACGAGGAGATGTATTTGGTACTGAGGAAACTATCTTCGCTATAAATAATGATAGATCTATTGACTTTGCTGATCAAGAAGGATTCTTCACTCCAACTGGTGCTAGAAAGTGGGAATACATTGGTGGTGGTATCGAAGTTCAAGAAGTTGTTTCTAATATCAACTACTTTGTTGCTCCTGCTGGTGATCTAACACTATTATTACCACAAAATGCTTCTCATGGTGATATGGTTAGAGTCGTCGATGTTGGTGGTCTATTAACTTATAACTTATCCTTGAGATTTAGATCTCCAAATGGAGTCAAGATTCAAGGAGATGATAACAACTCCGGTCAGGGACCAGGAGTACCAGCATTCTATTCAGATGGCGGAGAACTAGTTGTTCAGACTCCAAATGCTGCTCTAGGTCTTGTATATCTCGGTCAACTTGACTTTGATGGTGATAGTACAGGTGCTCCATCCACACAAGCAGGATGGTGGTTAATGGAAATCTAATATGGCAAATTACAACTCTATCCGTACTGCTGAAGCACAACCCATTGGAACTGCTGTTCCGTGGGTTGGTGGGTTGACTTCAATTCCAGCTGGCTGGTTACCTTGTAATGGTCAATCTCTCGAAGCTGCGGATTACCCATTGTTAGCGAGGGTTATTCAGAATGCTTATGGTGGAAACTTTACTGGAAGTTTTCCAACATATACTGGAGACTTTAGATTACCTCAAGTCAGTCAAAAAGGATTAGCTGATATTAGTCTAGAGTATTTTACTGATAATATAACATCTCCAGGAGGAGATCAACCCACTCTTGGTATTGATACTTTAGCAAATTCTTCTAAGGTAGCAATTTATGTTGGACCAGAAGGAGACGTTGGTGTTCCTGGTATTGAAAATGCTATCACTGATTTAAACTTCACATATACTCCAGATCCAGATGGTACAGTTGAATTAGCAGCACTTGATCCGGACAATGCTTCTGTAGCAGCAACTACACTTATTCCTCAGTTTTATTCTGAAGTTGCTGCTCAACCTAATGCAAACCAAGTACCACCTAGTTTAGGTAATGGAGCAACATTTAATGTAATTCAAAATACAGATAATAC